GCTCTAGGTGGGAGCATTCCGACTAGCGGTAGAGTTTGGAAAGGACGAGCCGGGTCGATCTGAGCCGACTTTGCGACTTGTCCGGCTTTTGCGGCCGACCAATCCCAAGGAGCGTTCGGAGCCGACTTAGCCGGGCCGCCGATACAGCTATGGGGCGAGTTACGAGAGTTACCTAAGGTCTGAAGGTTACCGAGCGTATCGAACTTAGTCGAAATCGCCACGCCGTCGATCGCCAAAAGAGGGCCGAAGCGGGAAGCTAACTCGACTTCTAAAAGTCCGAGGTTAGTGGCGTCGGTCCATGGGTTAACGATAACGTTAAACTGCTCTTCTGGGAGCGCGTCTAAAATTTCCGAAACGTCTGGGTTGCCAGTGCCAGCTACTATGCTTCCCATTGCTGCGATCGTAACTGCTAAGCCGGCCGGAGTTGCGTCGTCGTCGTTATAGTTAAGACGAACGTCGATATAGTTACCCGATAAACCCTTATGGCGCGCGGTCAGTGTTACCACGTTAGTAGAGGCTCCAGCTGTAACCTGCAAATCGGTATCGGCGTTAACCGCTGCAGCGATTGCTGTAGCTACATCGTTTTGAGCGTCTCCCGAAAGAACACCAACCGATACTTTTTTACCCGCAATATAGATTGCTAGGGTGCCGTCCGCAGTTGCCGGTCCGGTTACGGTTAGCGTGCCGGTAGCGATAACGCCGGCGCTTAGGTCGTCAACAGCCATGACCTGAACTTCCGTTACGAGGTCGTTAGCTAAATAATTTTTAACCATATGCTGGAGCATTGAGCCGGCGCCAAAAAGAAGACGTGCTTGCGCCTCGCTCGATACCGTTACTAGAGTTAGTTCGGCCTGGGTACCAGTGGAGCGCTTTTGTCCCATGATCAAAGTCTTATAGGGCTGTACGGCCGGACCTTGTTGGGCGCGAGTGTTATTAAACTCGACGGCAATAAACGGAACTTTTAAGTCCGGAATGTTATCAAAAGAAACTGCCATACTTTATTCTCCCTTTTCCTCTAAAGGTTGATCATCTTTTATTGAAACATCGCCGTCGGCAATACGCCGGCGCCAATATTTGTCTAACTTAACTTTTTTGCCTTCGGCCGGGACGATATTCTTAGAGACCGGATCTCTTACGATCGTGCCTTCCTTTGGTACTACGAATGCATAACCTTGCATAAAAAATCCCTCTATACCTGTGGTAAGTTTACCGTGTCGTGCGCCTGGTCGTCCTCTTCTTGAGGCACTAAGTCATCGTCCTCAAGGCTGTCGTGACCGACGGTCCAGTCGGCGTCGACTCCTTCGAAAGGCGTAATATCTTTTTGAAGGAATCGGTCCCTCGGTGCATAATCGGTATACTTAACCATAAAAACTAAAAGGGCCGTATGGTACGGCTTCGTAACACCCTCGCCGATATAGTCGAAGTCGACCCGCTGTAAAATGATGTCGTCGCACTTTTTATTTAGCGAGTCGTCCGACGATAAGTACTGCTCTACCTTTTCGCAAAGGTCGTCTAGGTTATCTGCCACCTTTTCGTCGTCCGAGCCTGTTACGGCTACTTCGACAAGTAGGTCAATTCTTTTTCTTAAAAGCCTCGGGGCTTGTGCGATCTCTTCGGTCTGGTCTTCGGCTCTAGTGTAAACGCTAATCGCCGGGAGTTTATTATCCTCGTAAGGGATCGAGCGGTTGCCTTTAATAAAATCCGGATTAACGACTCTAGCCGCCCTAAGGACGGAGAGGATTTGATTTCGGATTTCTTTACGCTTCTTGCTCATCTAGTTTTGTCAACCAAAGGACTACGCCGCCCTGCCCGTCCTCTTGAATTTCGTTTACTTTATAAAGTGTACCGTCGGCCTTAACTTCGTCGCCTTGCATCGGCTCGCCCGGAATATCCTTTAGCTTTAATCCGACGTGTGGCTTGTTAACGCTTATAACTGTTTCGGTATCTGGGTCTATTTGCGTGAATTCTTGATCGTAAACAGCGGTAAGGTTATACCGGCCCCCACTAAGAGGCCGGTATTCTATACGTTCGCCAAAGGTCGGAACAGCGACGCTTAAAAGCCGATCTACGTGGCCTTTAAACGTCCCCGTCATAAATTAAACCGCAGTTACAGGAGCGCCGGCAAGCAAGACGTCTACGGTTGCGTCGCCGGTTGCAGCGGCTTTGGTTGCCACGCCGATTAGAAAGTAACCCGATGCAGACTCTTTACACTGCTTTGCGGTGTCGTCCCAAAATACTTTTTCGCCGAGCGAAAACACAGCGGCGCTTTTTGGCAAGTTAACGACGCCGTTAACTACACCACTCGCGTCGGCTCCCGAAGCAAAAGTCGCTTGGGCGACCAAGAACATCGAGTCGACAACGTAACCCACGCCGCCTGTGTGAGCGGCCGGGGCGACGTACTGAACTACTCCACCATCGGAAATATAAGTTTTCATTTTTATTCCTTTAAAAAAGTTTAGTTAATTAAACGCCAGCGTTCTTGTTTAAGCCACGGTAGTCGATCGCTTTCGCGCCGAGGTCGTAGCGGCACTTCATTTTCATGCCTTCGGTATCGAACATGTCTTCGGACTCGATAACTGGGCCGCCGTCGCCTTGGAGGCGAGCGAGTTCCAACATGTCGACCATGCCGGCGTCTGCGGTCAAGTACCAAGCGGTTGCCGAAGCGCTCGCGTGGAAGGTTGTATCCGACAAGCGTGGCTCGACGGCTACTTTAAGGTTATTTGCGAACGGGTTAACGTTCGAACCAACGGCTGGAACGATCGACGTAACGAATTGTTGCGCGATAGTTTCGAGTTCTGGCGGTACGAACAACCACATTGGTTGGATGTTGATACGAGCGCCGTTAAGGCCGGTTTGCTTACGCATAGCCGAGCGTGCTGCACCAATCGAAGCAACCGCGATAGCTGCGGCGCCGCCGGAGCTAAGGTTGTTGTGCGAGGCGTGAAACAACGCGACGCCGTCGTTAAGAGCTGCGTTTGCTAGGATAATTCTCCAAAGAAGATCGCTCTCTAATTCTGCGGCGCGACGGCCGAAGTTTTCTGGAATGCGGGTAAAAGCAGAAAGGTCGTCGTTGACGATCATTTTTCTGCTAACGCGCATCATTTTTGCGTATGTTTCGATAGCGTAAGATTCTTTACTTTCGCTAGTCGTGCCGGCCTTAATGTCGGCGCCTTCTGGCAACAACTCGAGAGCTGGCGCGTCGCCTAGCTGGGTGCGAGTGATTGTTTTGAAGTCAGATACGGAAACTTCGCGAGTGATCGGCTTCCAAACTTGTGGGGCAGCTTCGTAGCTATCGCGCAAGGTTTTGTTAACGGTATCGGCTAACAAAAGTGGGAAGTCGGAAGTGGTGTGCATGCCGCCGCGTAGGTGAAGCTGAAAGGAGCGCTTTACCATTTCGTCGTTTGTCATGCCGATAGTTTTTTCGCCGGCTGCTTCCAAGCACGAGCGAACCATGTCCATCATAGACATGTTACGGTACTGACGACCAAGGTCGGTCAGTTTATTTCTTTGAGAGTTAGAACGGTGAAGGATAGCTTCGAGAAATCCGTTACGACGAGTAATATTTTCGTCGCGGGTGATTTCTACGTTACCGGAAACGGTCGCCGTTTTAACGTCGCGTTTCGCTAGTTCGTCGATCATTGCTTTTCTAGCAAGTTCGATCGCTACGCCGTCGGCAACCAGCTTATCGCTGAAGTCGCGCGCTAGGCCAAGTTTTTCGCAGGCTGTAGTGATCTCGCTAACGCGAGCACGTTCTGCAACTTTGGCTTCGTCTCTGACTTTTCCCAAGTCAATTTCGGGGGCCTGGGGTTTAGTCTCAGGCGCAGTTACTTTTGGTTCCATTACCTCGTCTCCTCTAAGTGTTAATTCACAACTATTATTAGTAGCGCTTCTGACCTGTGCGCCTGGATCGGCTGGGATAGCTACGAAGGAAACCTCGTGAGGCTCCCAGTCCGTAGCGCGGAAAATCTTAAGACCGTCGGACTTATCCTTACGCTCTTCGAAGGCGTGGACCTTATAGCCAACGGAAATGTTTCTAAGTACGCCGCCCTTGACGTCTTCGACAATAGGCTGAACGTCGGCGCGCTTAGAAAAGCGGATAGTCGCAATGCCCTGACCGTTTTCGATCCTGGCTTTTTCGACTACGCCTAGAACACTGTTTAGTTGCGAGGCGTCGTGCGAGTTAAGTACCGGCGCGCCTGCGTTAAGACGGTCTAGACGGACCGCGCTTTTTTCCATCGAAAGCTCTTCGATAAAGTCTTCACCCATACCGAAAAAGGTATTGCGCTTAACTTGAGCGCCGGTAGAAAAAACTAAATCGATCGTATTTCGCTCCGCGTTATAAGTATCCGGCACGAATTCGGCCGAACGATTAAAACCGGGAAGCGATACGTTTTTTTGCTTCATAAGTAGGCTCCGTTTGAACGTGCTTCGGAATTAATTGGTTCTACGTTATTATTATCGTCCTCTTCGGACGAAACTTTATCTTGTGTTTTACCAGAATTGTTAACTTTTCTTGGGTCCGAGTCAAGGATAAGTCCTAGACGGTCAAGTTCTTTGTTGGTCTCGGCGATCTGTTCTAGATGCAAATCAGGGTCTTTGCCGCTTTGAAAAATAGTGTCCTCAAGGCTTTCAATACCAGCCCTTATGGCGAGAATTCTTGCCGGCACTTCTTTAGTCGGGTCGATCATTTCGCGGCGCGGGTTTATCCACTGGCAATAAACACCCTCGGGGTTTAGACCGACGAGGGTTGAGGCGGCCAAGAACCAGTCGAATAGTTTCGTATTAAGTCCGGTGTTAAGGATCGAGTCTCGCCAAATGTCGAGGTTACGTTGCATCTCTAGGTGACCCATCCGGCCGCTAGAAAAGTTAACGGTCGATAGGTCGGACGTTAATACTTCGTAGGTGATACCGAGCCCTGCGGCGACGGCGTGTAAAACTACGTTCGTATAGTCTCGGTAGCCGTCTACTCCCGGCGGGTCGGAGAACGTCACGCTTTTTCCGGGCGGTAAAATTTCGATAATGCCCGGCTCGACTTTTTCGCCGAGTGCTGACCTTTGGTCGTCCGTAGTTATCTCTTCGGTTAACGAGTCTTGAACGAACACGGAAAAACACGCAGCAATTTTCTGTCTAACTAGCTGAGCGTCTTCGAAGTCGTCGAAGTCTTTTAGGCGAATCA